TTTCTGTGTGGCTTGCTCCAAAAATATTCATAACCTTCATCTACCAACTTTTTTAATTCGGTAAAAGAGATTTGCTCTAGGTAAGTCCTTTTTTGTTCGAGCTTCTTTTCTCTTTTGCCAGCCATTCCATAAGTGAAAAAAATTTTTACAATTCAAGTCAATCTGTTTGTTTGTAGTCATCACAACTACTTTTCTCATCATAAGTAAAAGAATAAAGACTACATTTTCCATCACTTCCATAACTACAGTTACTGCAAAGTTTATTTTCATTCTCTGATTTCCTATAGTTTGGTGCATCTTCTTTAGCTTTTTCGTTCCAATCTATATCTGCGTTTGTAATGCTATTAAATCTTTGCTGTGCCCACTTTATGCACCCAACACCACCTATTGCGTCTAACTGGCAGGATTGTTTTAATTTCTTATAATCTTGGTCTTTGGCGTACTTCAGATTGGTCTTATGTGAAATGTATTTTATATCATCTAGTGATAGCTTTTTTTGATCTACCAGTTTTTGATTAATGATCCATAGATTTTCTGATCCACCACACTCGCTGTGTTTTCTATACTCTGCTGCCTTAGCTGATCTAATTTCAGCGCTTTTAGGATAATCTGAATATACTTCTTTGCTTGGATCTATAATTAATACTTTATTATTTTTAAAGTATTTTGATCTAGGATGATATCCTGTTTTCTGCGTATCCTTTTTCTCTTTTTCTGCCTCTGCCTTTTCTGGGTCGTCTGGTAGCTGCCGTTCAGTTTCATCAAGCTCTTCATCAAGCTCGGTACTTGCTGGCTTTCTGTAACGCTCGCTAACCAATATTGACTCAGCTCCAGAATACTGAATTGGTTCTTGCTGTTTATAAATATAAAACTGGTCAAGATGTTTATCATTTACTTTTTCTAACCCGCAAAAAGTTCTGTACTCGTTTGGAGTAATTGCTCCATACTTAAAAAGCAATTCATAATCTTTTGCAGTTTGCTCAATATCAAGTAATCCGCTTAAGCTGTAGCTAAACTTCCAATCTTTATTAAAAGATTTAATTAACCCACTTGAATGATTTAATCTACTAAAAATCATTTGCACAAGTGGTAACACAGTATGTCTTCTAAAATTTATATATTCCTGTCTTGCGGTTGCATAATTTGATGCTTCTTTAACACCAAGCACAGATAAAGGCACACCATGATTCAGGCAAACTTGCTCTACAGTTAATTCTTTTTTCTCGATAGTCTGTAAATCTTTATTTGATACACCTAACTGTATGTACTTCCATTTTCCATTTAACCATGCAGTTTTTCCTTGTGAGCCAGCACCTGTGTATTCGTGTGACCATTTGTTTTTCATTCGCTGCCAATCTACCTCATCTCCATCATACTCCTCTCTGACTAGTATTCCAGAAGGCACAGCTCCATTTTTATAGAAACTTTGGCTGTAATCATCATCGTTAATAAAGGTATTATATAGAGGTTCCGCAGCTTCAATGTCCCCAAGTCCAAATATCGATTCATTTGGGTGAGGTCTCTTAAAGTGTATAACCTCTTCTGGCATCATTTTAATTTTTTTGCCATTTACGTTATACTCATACTCTTTGATTTTCTTTTCCTCACTAGCTGTTACTCGCACATACTGAGGCAATAAAGGAAATAAGTTTTTTGGTCTTCCTAAAGAATCCATCTGATCCTTTAACCAATAAGCATTACCAGTAGCTTTTATATGAAACGCTGTCAAATAAAGCAATTCTTCAAACGTTTCATATGGGTTTGGTTCTTCTAGTAAATCAATAAGTTCTTTATTTTTTACTTCTTTTCCACCGCTTGACATTACTTGCCATTGAGTCTGCAAGACTGTGTTTGCAGTTATGTCCATTGCCCTGAAGCTTACCCAAACTTTTTTCGTAGAAGCTTCTAAGTAACTCTGGTAATCATCTAGCTCATATAGCTGGAAGTTAGTCAATCTTTCGATAAATCTATATGCCTTTTCGTCACCATTTACTAAATCTTGATACTTAAATGATTTATCCTCTGCAGGCGCTTTATTCATGAAGGGTATATAATCTTTAAGAGCCATAAGTGAATTATTTGATAAATTGTCAAGATTATCAATACTTAATCTTGAATTGATTGTAATGCTTTTATTTTACCTAATTTCTTTAAGGCTATATTAATAACTTGCATTTTCAGTTTATAGTAATCTCGTAACTCATAGTCATTTTGATCAGGAGCTAATAATTGAAACATTACTTCTTCTTTCTTTTTAATAAAGAATTTTATTTGTTCTGCAGTATCCACCTTAATAAGGGAATATTAATATTCGCTCCCCTTTATTTATACTCTTTTTTAGTTTACTCTGAACTTTGTCATGAATTATATCCGTCCCAAATAGCGCTTTTAATCTATTTGTGTTTTTTATCATTGAGTCTTGAGTCCTGTACATCGAGCATCCTCCATTGTTTGTGAAGTTTTGGTATGTTTTAAATACATACCTTTGATCAATCACTGAAAACCTGTTTTTAAATATATTCATGCATGTTATATAATAATCCTCGGCTTCATCAAAGTTTAAATCATACGACAATCCATGACCCTCAAGAAATCCCATAAACGAATTATTAATATATTTAGTATGCTGTATAGGTCTATTTGATTCATACTGTACTGGTTCTCGTGCATTAGAGAACCCAAAGTGATATCCTCCCATTTGTTTTGTTATATCAGCCAACTGCTGAATAATATCCCATGCTTCATCAGGGTTTGTTATATTCGTTTCAGATTTTTGGGATTCTACATATTGCCTTCTTATTACATATATGTCGTCATCGATCATAAATATATTTTTCCATCGATCCATCATCCACTGTCTTGTTGCTACAATACCTTTAATGTTATTCGGGCATCCTATAACTTTATTATTAGGCAGTTCTTTTTGATACTCTTCTTGTTCTTTTTCTGGGACTACAAATATAACATCGCTTACCTTGTCCTGAACTAAAGTCTTCCCTGCTCTCCCCATGCTTGGGCATACTATATCTACTATCTTGCTCATTTAGTCCGTAAGCCTCTATCCATAAGTACGCAATCATATCCATCAGGAAATGATTCAAATATTTCAGCAGCTTTTTCTTTTACTTTTTTTGGCACTCTTGGATATTTTTTTTTATCTTGTAGTTCTAGTAAAAATTTTCTGCATGCTATAACAGTGTTTATTTTTACTAAACTTTCTGGGCTATCTGTCGTCTCCTGATCCACTTATTTTACCTCTTTTTTTTCTGTCTTTCAGCTTCTTTAAATTCACGGCAGCTATATCGGACAAATCCAAGCCTAAGTCAGATGACAAATTTGCTAGATACCACATTACATCACCTAATTCTTTTTTTATTTCCTCTTTTTCTTTTTCTGAGAAAACTCCATTTTTGTCCCTAATTACTTTTTTTACTTTTTCTGCTACTTCTCCACACTCTCCGCATAATCCAAGGGACGGATAGATAATTTTCATATCATTTGGGTATACTGCAAATGATGCAGCGCTTTTTTGATAACTAGATAATGACTTACTAAACATTTTGAATATCCTCTATTATTTTTTGAAATTCTGTTGCTGTTATGACATGTGATGGCCCAACGGCATTACTTTTGTAATCTTTATGTGTTTCTGTTAATTTTAAAAAATTTCTCATCCAGTGCACATCTAATTCATTATTACAAAATATCATAAATGTAGAATATTTTTCGTTGTACTTTGGGATAATTGGGTACTTCTTTTCTTGAATTTTTTTATCTTCAGTGGCAGTTTCTTCTGCGAGTTTTTCGATCTCTTCAAAACCATGCTTAATGTCGCCTTCGCTAAAACCCCAATCTATTAAGTCGTCATTATCAAATTCTTTTTTTAGTACCTCAAAATCCCACTCTCCTACATTCTTATTTAACCTTACATTTAACTCCTTTTCTTCTTCAAGCGTTAAATCTAAGTAAACTACTGGTATTTTTTCTATTCCTATTTCTTTTGCTACCTTTGCTCTTTGATGACCACCAATAATAACAAATTCCCTTTCTGGGTTACTGTTTACTATTACAGGGTCAACAAATCCAAATTTCTGTAAAGAATCTTTTATATCCTCAAACTTTTTATTAGATAGATATCTTGGATTGTACTCTGCAGGTTTTAGTAGTTCTACGTTTATCTCTTCTACTTGTAATTTATTTTCTTTCATAAAATGAACTTATGGAAATTAAGTAGGTTGCCTGCGCCTGTGTCAATTTTTTCTGTAATATTTTCAGGAATGCTTTTTCTTCCCATAGAAACGCTTTTCTTTATGCATTCTAAATTAACCCAAAAATATCCGTTTGGGTTTTGCCAAATAACACCAACTATAGCTCCAAACCTACGCCAAGTATATAGATCTTCTATTTGTTTTGTCCTTAGTCCGTTTTTCCCAAATGAAAGACTGCCTAATTGATTACTTTTTGCCTCAATGCATACCATTGTTCCATTTGATGTACACCCTATAAAGTCAGGAAATGGATTTGATAACAATGTTGTTTGCTTTCCAAATTTAGTATTAAATGTCCGTGTTGGTGGATCTACTTTCTCAAGGTATAGCAATCCTCTGTTTTTATAAAAAGCACACTGCTTTTCGATTAACCGCTCTAATCCTTTTCCTGTATTTTTTTTCATACAAAATAAGCATTTACATCAATATCAAAACATGGATTCTTGGTTTCTTTTCTTTCTTTTAATTCTGGGTAAATTGTTTTTAATTTTTCAAAAGTTTTCCTAGATAAAGCATCTCTATCATAAGATTGAAACCCTCCTTTATTCTTGAAAGTAATGCATGACTCATAACACTTGCCGTAAGTTTTTGTAGAAAAGCCTTTAGTTACGCATTCTAATGCTAGGCATAAATCTATAAATATATCTGCCTCATCAGGTACATTAAATAATTCGGTTCTGGAGATACTGTTGGAATAAAAAGGCTTGTTCTTTTTATATAACCATAACTTTTGCTCTGAATTTCTTATATAGCCTGCAGCTTTTGTGATTGTTACTCCGCCAATAGTTTCATCAGTGCCCATTTCTGTTTCTATTTCTTCAAGGGCATCTTCTAATGTAATTGCAGTTTTTTTCTTACCCATTTGCTTCCTCAAAAACCACATGTCGTCATCACACTTCATGACATACTTATATTGCTTACTCTTAGCGTACGACTGTATTGCCTTTATTTGCCCCTTCAATCCGTTCTCATCTTCAGTTACTATGAAGTTTCCGTAGGGCAATACTTGCCTATAATACTTTTCCTCTCGTGGCTCTATGAACATCATGTAGTCTGTTTTTTTAAGATCCTGCAACCAGAACCCTGTATGCTTTATAAAGTCATATGGTCTACCAAATGATGGTACAGCAATTAATGTTTTGCTACTCATATCAACCAGCCCTCCTCTCTGCTTTGTTTTGGGAATTTATGTACTTCGTCATGGCAACTTCTGCATAATACTGCAAAAAACTCTTTTTCATATATCTTACTGCCTGCCCTGCCTGCTTTGTGATGCAAGTCTAATCTATCTATTCC